TTAACCATTAGACTCACTCCCGCCATCTTCTATGATGCCGGAATAAACCTCCACGCCGAGGTAATAGAGTTTAAAAGACTCACCTGCAAAGGCAAAACCAAACAACCCTGTTGTTTTCTGTTTATTATTGAGATTTTCAAAAGTAAATATTCCCACTTCAATCGAGATTTTTTTAAATTCCTCAAAATCCATGTTCAGCACGTGATTGTCATCTGAGAGTGGATACCCCATTAGTTCACCAAATTGGTCAAAGCGGTAACTGATATTCAATCTGCGCACAAGCTCCGGACTTGGCAATTCCACTTCGCTGTCTTGATTGTCACGTCTTAAATAGACCCGCTGGGTAAAAGGGTCTAACCAATAGCCATCATTTGCTCTGTCGCCATACCAGAAAATACCGTCTCTATACCCTGTCTGAACGAGCTTGATATTAGCCAAGTTCTTTACCTGTCTGTACACAGCATTGTCTGTTGCAACCAATCTGTTTTCTACTTCCATTACCCGTGGGACAGGCTGATTTTTTAATACTTCAATCTCGTTTTCAAGATTAACTATATCTTTTGCCACGTTGTACGCAAACATTGAATCTACCGGTTGATTTTTATTGATTCTCGCCATTTCTTAGCTCCTGTTTTGTTTGTTGATAAATTTTGTTAAGAGAGTCGTCATATTCCTTGTGGTTTAAGACGATATATTGAGGTTTGATTAACCGCACTTTGTACGGTTTCTTGTATGTAAAAGGATTACTCATCGTTCACCACCGTAACATCTTGGATTAATGTCAATTCTCCACCGGCAATCGTGCGCACTTTGTGATATTGGTCGATACATTGCAAATCCCATTTGGCAGATTCCCACTTCACGCCCTGCGTTTTATCATGTGAGATTGAGATGTAGATAAGGCTACTTTCTACTGCAATTTCGCCCGTTTCAGATGACAGTTTGATAATGTCTCCACGTTTCGGTTTGATGTGTAAATCAAGCCGACAGCCATCAAAATTGACCGCACTTTCTTGCTCATCACCCTCTGTAACCTCAAAAGTAAATCCTTCATCATCTCCCCGAACCATCTCTAAGTCGATTTGTTCCATTTTCGCTCCAATAAAAAAGCCCTCGGTTGAGGGCTATTATTAAACGTAAATTTGCTGTGTTTCTTTCAGATGATTATAGATACGAGCAAGCATAATTTGAGTTGGCGTTTTGCCGATGTCATCTTTAGTAAAAGGTGCTTCATTAATTGCCTTGGCAGCTTCGGCATCAATCCATTTATACTCACTAATGATCGGCGTGAAATCCGTAACTACGCCGTCATTATCTATGCCGGTGCCGATAACGTATTTTGCATTGATTGAACCGTCTTCTTGCGTACTGTAACTAGCAATCGCTGAGTACATTGGGTTTAAGATTTTGTTGAATGTCGTCATAAAAGACTCCTTGTTTTAGATAAAAGAAAACCCCGATAGTTTTCACTATCGAGGCTATGTTGAAAAAACGCCTAAATTTAACCTAGCTTTTGTGCAGTCTGTGTTTAAACTTTAACCAAAAGCCTTGAATTGGAATAGAGAATAGTTGTAATAAGCGGTTTATCTAGACTGTTCTCGTTACTAGCCCACGCTAATAGCTTTATATTTAATTGCTGATTTTCATTTAGAATTAATGAAGTGTTAGTTATTTTCGATAAACTACCATTTGCAAGATGAGATAAATTTCCTCTTCTGTACAAAGTTAAATTCTGATTACTTCCCATGTGGCTGTAGTCCGATGTAGTAATATTAAACGGAACTTGTACCCATCGTTTTGCGCTTGAAGACAAGATATTAATTTTTGCTTCAAATGCATAATAGGTATTGCTTCTGCTCATCCCTGTACTATCTTTTGTAGTAAAGGTTACTTTTCTATCAAGCTTCTTCCAATTATCAACTAGCAATGTCTCATAGATATTCCCCCCTACTAATTGACTTATTTTCAGCGAGCCTGTGAATTCGCCTGTTACACCCTCAATTCTTGCCCCTTTTATCAATCCCCCATTAATTGTTGAACCATTAATTGTTGTACCCGATACCACTCCGCCACGAATGTTATTCCCTTCAATAGTCGTCCCTGTGATAGTTCCGGCTGTTACTCGTCCCAAATTCGCACTAATCGCCGCCAAATTAGAGACATTAATCAATTCTGACGTCAATGATTTTGAGGCAATATGATTGGCATTAAGGGATTTTGCAGCTACGTGTCTTGCACCAATGACCCCCGCCGCAATTTCATTCGCTGTGACTGAGCCGGCTGCAAGTTGTTCGGTTGTAACGGTTTTCGAGACAATCGATCCGCCGTGAATCGCCGTTACCCCTGCATTTTGCCAAGTATTTGGCTCTTTCGTTGTCGGCAAACATTCTTCAAGCATAGGTCTGCGGATTAGCAGAGCAGGGCTATCTTGTGTACCATCTGCCCACATATTGATAATCATACGGTAGGTTGCATTATCACCTGTTGCTTTGAATATCATATAGATACGTAGGTTTTCTTCGATACCTGTGTCACTATTATTGTTACCATAACCACCACTTTTACCTCGCCCCGACCACGATTTTTTAATAAGTTGCGTTGAACCATGTTCAATATTCAAATCAATAAAAGCTCTGTGTGCGCCAACGTAAGCTGAAAAACAATAATATTTGTCTTTCACCAATTTGAGATCTTGATAAAGTCCACCTAACCTAACATTACCCGAATTAGTATTTTTGCGGTTTCTTTGCCACCTAAACTTAAGCTCAGTAGGTAAATATGCTCCTCCTTGATATGCTCCTGTTGTATTATTGAAACCCCAATCAGCATTATCAATATTGTTGCCATCTACATACATACTCCAACCATTACCGTTATTCGCAAAAATCGGGTTATACAACAAATTCCCACCTAGCCCAATCGCCATTTTATCCGCAGTCAATTCACCCGCTGCAACATGGCTCGCACGAACCGCACCGGCTTGTAATGCTGCCGTGCTGACGGAATCCGCCGCCATTTTGTCTGCGGTGATAGTATTCGCTCCTAAATGTTGTGTGCCAATCACGTTTGCACCGATTTGTTGTGCTGTAAGGGTACCGGTGAGCTGTTTGGTTGGAATTTGTAGTTTTGCGACATCTACGCTGTTATCAAGGTATTTTGAACCATTCCATGTATAAAGCTTGCCATCTGCCGTATTATGAACTTGTTTATAGCCGATAAACGTGTTCACATCTAGCCCCGTTACCGTCTGAATCAATTCAAGATTGCGTGCCGGCAATGCTGTATCAATCACTTCATTGACGATATTTTGTGACAGTTTTTCGTTGAGTAGCTCTAATTCTGCGTCAATATCGACCGCACTTTCCGCTCGTAAGCCTGATTGTTGATGAAACGGTCCGACATTAATCCCGCGTGTATGACGTAACCAATAGTAGCGTACTTGTTTTGCCCCAACTTCATGGGAGTACATTCTGGCCGTTACTTTGGCAATGCGTTTGGCTTTTGAGAGATTATCCGTTTCTGCTGCGAAAATCTCAGTCGCTGTGGCATCGTTAATCCAATCCCATTCAAGGGTGATATTGCCTAAGCCACCTGTTGCCCGCACTCCTGTTGGTGCCGGTGGGCGGTTAATGGTAAACGATTTTGCCTTTTCATTGAGCAGTTGTCCGTTTTGGTTTTTCGCACGGATTACAACGGTATATTCGCCGTTTTCGAGATCGTCTAAATCAAGTTCGGTTGTTTTTCTCCCCAATTTTGATGAGTATAATTTTCCATCTTTATAAATAAAGATGTCGTAGGTAACTAACCCAAACCCGCCTGTTGTTTCCGCTGATGCGTGAACTTTGCCGTCTGGTCCAATATTAATTTGAATATCACCGACTTTCGGCGTATTAAGCAAAGTGGTTCCACGAGGTTCAAAGCTCGCACCATTATCAACAATCGCCTCTTTTTGTGGTTCGTGTTGAATAGCGGAAATAATAAATTGATCTTTGCCGTCTTTTTCTTGAACCGTAATGCAACGATATAGCTTTGTGACAAGACTTTCATTTGAAATCGTCCACGGGTGCTGTTCAGCAAGATTAATCGGAGGATCAATTAAAGTGATTTGGTTGTTTTTTATCGAGGCGATTTTTGCATGACGCTCTTTGCCTTTATTGTCAACATAAGAAAAAACTTGCTTTGTTCCAGAAAGAGTAACATCACGATCTACGGTTATTACTTTTCCGGCTGCGGATATAATCCTCCCACCGATCTCTGTGCCGGCAAAATAACTATCTGCAATGCGAATAATATCGCCCGGCATGTTAGCCAACCCCTCTCGACCGACGGTAAATGTAACCATTTCAGTTTCAAGGCGTTCGGTTTCTAAAATCCATTTCGCCGTACGGTGTGCCTGTCCTCGTGAAGTACAACCAAAAGCCGCTTTTTTTAACTGCTTTAAGCCGTTTTTTGCTACATCTTGATCGTCTTGAACAAGTTCAATCGCACTTTTATAGCTATTGAATTTGTCAAAATAGGTAATTTGGATCGAATTATGTCGATCTTTATTTGCAGAAGAAGAATACTCAAACTCGCCATTGATTACATTTGCATTGGTATAAACCCATACCGGATCACTTGGTCGATCTAATACAACAGAAAATTCAGAGCCATTCCACACTGGCAAGCCACGGAAGCATGAGCAAATATCATTGATCAGGTCATAGGCTTTGCGTGATTCGCTAATCCAAACATTACAAGTAAAGCGTGGCTCTTGCCCACCAAAGCCGTCCGGCACCATTTGATCGCAATACTGTGCCGCAGTATAGAAAGCCCATTTATTGATAGAAAAACCATTAATGCGATGGCCAAGTCCATAACGCTTATTTATCATCAAGTCGTAAAGCACCCACAACGGGTTGTCCGTCCATTCGGTTTTAAATGTACCGTCCCAATAATCTCCAGTGTAAGCACGAGTTATCGGATTATAATTTGATGGAACAAGGCACTCTATACCGTAGATCTCATAGCTACGAGTTGGAATTGCGCTAAAATATTCTGAATCGAACTCAATCCCCATTAATGCGGTATGAGGGTATGTGTATTCCCCCTCAATGATTTCCGTGTAACTTGCCCAAATGGTTTTATTTTGCAAGCGTTGAGATTTAGAATCAGGTTCTACACGCTCAACCTTGAGCAAAAACGGCACGGAAGGTAGGTTTTCAATATCAAGCTGACGCAAATATTGAGAACTATATTTACCGGTAATGTTAAGAGGGTAAGAGTGATCGCCAACTGTAACAATGAAATTGACACTAGATCCGTGCGTATCACCTTGATCGTTTTGACTGAAAAGGCTACTTACTCCAAGATGTAAGCGCAATCTAGATACATTTTTATCCGTGATCGTGCGAGTAAGTGGAGATGATTTTTTAACTTCTTGCCCGACATTAACTTCTCTTTCCGAAGTATCGAAATCAGAAAGTTGATCTTGTACTGCAAGACCTTTCCTTCCTTGCCATGTTACGTTTGAAAAATTAAAACTATTATCAGCGTTTTGAATAGGCGTATCGTCTAAATAGATGGATTTCATTCCATCAACTAATCCTTTTACGACACCCTCTGAAATGCTTTCAACAACTCGCACACTTTGCTTGGATCGCCCCGTTTCTGGCGCTTCATACGGAGTATGTCCTCCACCGCCACCACCTTTACCCATTTTAATACCTTCCCATAATTCTTCTTACAAAAGCCCCGTCTCGGCGTTCAGCCGGTTTTTTCTCTGCCTCGCTTTCGGCATCGTATGTACGAATGCCTTGAGATAAAACTAAAGAACCGCAGCGGAAACGCCCATAACACAATGCCATCGCTCGACCTTGTGCCACCATGTTAGAAATATTAGAAAAACTTGTTGAACGTTGCTTATCCTGTCTGTCATTGCCATTATTTGCATTAGGCGTTTTCGTTAGCATTTGCGCCACTCCGCCGACCATCATTCCAATCCCTGCACCAACTAAATAATATTGCTGAAATACAGCCCCAACCACGACAAGCACTGCGCCGGCAATCGTTTGAAAAAGTCCGCCTTTTTTCGCTCCAGCTAATACCGGTGTAAAATGTACGGTGCAATTCTCACTTAGCTCTTGATGAATCTCATGTTCCGCATAACGAGAATCTAAATAAGTATTTCGTCCAATACGAACCTTGAAAAAACCTTTTAATAAATGATTTTTCAAGCCTCTACGTTGTTGTGTTAAGGCTTCAACAATTTCTGCTACGGTTTTTACATTTAGCCTAAATTGGCTGCCAAATTGTTTAAGACTGCCGTAGAATTTGACATTGACCATTCTTTATGTCTCCAGATTGAATGCGTATATTTGAGCCAGTACCCATCATAAAGATCACGTTTTGATAAGCGTTTCGGGGCATGGTGCAATACTCGTTGATCCCCAACGTAAATTGCCGCATGATTCGGTACAGAGGATTCGATACGCACTAATACCACATCACCTAACTGAATATTTTCAAGTGAGACTTGATAAAATCCGTTCTCTTCTAAATGTTCAAGATAAAGATTCTCGCCTTGCCACCACCACTCATCAGCACGGAGATAATCAGGAAAATCAAAACCGCACAAATAATAGAAGTCACGAAAAAGCGTGTAACAATCCATTTTGCCGTGTTCAAAAGTGCGGCTAATTAATGGTGTAATTTTGGGAAATTGATGGACCTCATCATCACAAATTAGCCACCAATCTAGACCCGATAGAATTTGCATTTGCCTATCTGCTAAACTCAATTTTGGATCACCGTTAGGGTGCGAATGAACTAAGGCTAAAATATCTCCTTTTTCTTCCGCTTTGATAAAATCGTCTGGTGAAATCTCAAAGTAATTTTTCGGATCGGCTGCGATATTTTCACAGTTAATAAATTCAAACCTTCCTTCAATAGATACAACAAAGCCGCACATTTCGAGCGGCTCACATTCTTTTGCCAGTGTTAGCAAAGTCTTTTTTAATTCATCAGGAATATTCATGTTTACCCCAATTTATCAACGCTTGGGAATCCACCAAAATTAGCGAGATTTCGTCTAAGCGCACAACCAGTTCTACAACGGCTACATTTATCTTTTTTCGGATCAGTTGTCGGCTGATCTTTCTCATCAGCCACAGGTGGTCCATCATAGCCACATTCAACCCCTCGATATGGCCAAGGACACATTGTCAGAATAGTGCGGCAAGGAATCTGCGCACCATCCATTTCTACTGGTGTAGCGAGAACAAAGCTAACTAAATCCCGTTTATGTGATGAAAGTTGTTCAATTACAAAAATTGAAACTGTTTCAATGCTTGGATCGGCGTATGGATTGCCGTTCTCAAAATTAACCTCATCTAAGAACCGAACACAAACACGCCTACGTCTTACGATTGCACCAAGGCATTGTTGGTAAGCGTAAATAATACGGGTCACAAACCCGTTAATATTGCCTAAAGAAAGTGTAGGGCGATTACTTGCACCTTGTGAAGAAAGTTTAAAACCGCTTGTCGCCACCCCATAAGGCACATATTCTTTACCTTGCCAGATAATAGGCTTATCGTTTAATCCAGCGCCGGCATAAAAGCGATAAAGCTCGCCAGCATTACCTTCTTTATCAAAATGCTTTGTTAAATCAATTTCCCATAGATCAATTAAGGCGGACTGCTCAAGTTTCGCCAGTTCCGCCTTTAATTTTGGATCGCTCATTACAGCACCTCTTTAAATGTCATTGTAAACGTAGTAATGCCACCATTTTTCGTGCTACTCCAAGAAGGACAATAGACTTTTACATCCCGCTCTTCTTGGCTGCAATACCACAAAAAAGCCTGATACCCACCACGTTTAGAAAGAAATGCCCGTAAAGATTTTGCATTAGCTGAATTACAAATACAGCGTATGCCGGAAATATTCACTAAGTCGTGGTTTAATCCTTTCGGTGCACGTTGAGAATAGCCGTCACCAAACTCATTATTGATAATATTTGGTTCGTGCGAGATGGAATAACCGCCTTGCACCGCCCAATTAAAACGCTCCAGCGTTCCCGTCACGTCCTGCCTCCCGTAACTCATATTGAATCATGCCACGAATTGTATCGACTAATTCGCTAGTCCATTCCGAATGATCGTTAGATTGATCTTTTGATTCAAAGTGATTTGTCATATTGATCGTAATCGTTTGTGATGAACCGCTGCCGGCATTCCGTTTGCTGACTTCTTTATTGCTAAACATTCGCCCGCCATTACCCGGGATCATATATTGCATTCCGTTCTTCGCTTGGTAAATTTCAGGCTGGTTATTTTCACCGACACGATACATTTGATTGGCAGACATTACGCCGCCATTTTTTCTACCTGTAATAGCCAATGCTTTTGTTGAGGCTATTGTTGTTGCTATTCCTGTCTGAGCTGGAGCGGCATTTGCACCTTGAGTAGCTAAGGAAACCAATGCTGCCGGTGTAGCAAAAGCCGCAGAAAGTGCTGCAGCTTGAGCCGTTTGCGCTGCGGTAGCCGCTTTCGCCATTGTTTGCCCGATCACCATTTGCCGCACTTGTGCCATACCCATTTCAACAAGGCTGCTAATTACACTATTTAAAACCGTATTAGCGATAGATCGAAACGCATCTCTTAATGACGTTGTACCGGAAAGCAATCCAGCTATCGCATTTCCCCCACTGGAAGCCATCGCATCTAAGGCATTACCGAATATCGCTGCGCCATCAGACGACCGTTTCCAGGCATCCCATTCTGCCGCAATACGCTGCTCTCGATACTCATCTTCAATCAGTTTTCGAGCTTCTTCCGCTTCCGTGATGTTGGCTAAATAAGTTGCTTTAGCGGCGATAAGCTCGGCAAGCTGTTGTTCTGAATTAACCGATAGGGGATTGTTACCACTTGCAGCCTTGATTGCGGCAATTTGTTTTTCTGCCTCTGCAATTTTAGCGGTATAGATTGCGATTCCTTCATCAATGGCTTGAGTATCATTAGCAAAATCAATATCAAGCTGATAAGTCGGTTTAGCCTTACTCATCGCACTATCAAAGTTACTCATTGCCGTTGTGACGTTATAAATTTTTTCAGCTAATTGCTCCGCTTGCTTTTTCTGCTCTTCGGTAGCAGCTGCGCCAAGTTGTAACCTTGCCGTATATTTTGCAGCAGCGAGCTCCCCCTCATTTTGTCGAATGGTGGCGGTTTTATATTGCTCATTAAGCTGATTTAACTTATCAATAACTTGCTGTTTTGTTTGTAAATCTTTCTTAGCAGCAGATTCAGCCTCTCGACTAGCCTTTTTAGCCGCAGCTTTTGCAAGCCTTTCTGCTTCTTTACGTTTTTTGTTCTGCTCTTCCAACTCCGCATTTTCACGGCTCATCGCAATTAACGTATTTTTTTGCTCTTGAGTAAGATTTGCATGTTCAATACTATATTCTTTTGCTGCCTGCGCACCTTTTGTTAGCGCAATTTTTTGTTGTTCCAACCCTTTTTTGAGTGATTCAAAATTTGCATTTTGAGCTGCGCTCGCAAGCGCCCCCATTTCCCCTTTAAGCTCACGCAAACGCTCTGTTACAAGGCTAATATCGACACCGGCATCAATTAGTTTTTGAATAAACTTATGTAGAGCCTCTTTACCAGATTCGGTATTACTTTCTAAACCCATTAAGTAGCCGGTAAGCTCATTAATACGTTCAGGAGTTGGATTTTCTCCCACTTCGGCAAGCATTTTCCCAAACTTAAAAGCTTCATCTGTTGAAAGCCCAAAATTCTCAGCAAGCATTTCTGTTGTCTGTTTAATAGTGGAGGCTGCTGATGAAAACCTTGTATTTCCTGCTGTTGCTTCCATCATTGCTGCTGAATAAGAGTTGGTTTCAACGCCAAGATTGGATAATGCCACCCCCATCTCTTTAACAGATCGAACACCTTCACTAAATGCGTCTTTTTTCCATGATTTTTGCTCTTCAACTAGCTCTTTAATCGCATTTTTGGCATTTTTAACATCATATTCAAATTTATTAATCGCAGCATTTTTCAAATGTTGTGCCAATTCACCGTTAGCTTTAATTAATGTTGCATACTCATTAGATAAACCGACCAATCCTGTTTCAGAAATTCGGATCACTTTATCTAATTCACTCATTGCATTTTTGAGATTATTTGCCTCATTTTTGGATTCAGATAAACCTGATAAGAAATCGGCAAGCAACAAACCACCCATGGAAACCAAAACACCGGCAACAGGACCTAAAACAAACCCAAGGGAACTGATTGATTTAACAAAGCTTGCAATGGTAACATTACCGGTAGCAGCGGAACGGGCAAGATCTGAAAGTCCGTTTTTAATTTGATTTAAATGCCCACCGCTAAGTCGCACAGTTTGAGCTATCTTTGTCATTTCAGTATCTAGTTTCTTAAACTCTTTCGCTGCTTTTCCTGTTGCTTTTTCCATGCCGTCTAAAACGGCATTGACCTTGTCACCACCAGTAAGTAAAGATTCAAGTTCCATACTTACCGTATATGAAATTTCACCAACATTATTTTGCATTTAGAAAACCTCAAAAATTTACAAATTTGTATATATTTCCGCTTTACAAATATACAAAAATGTATATAATAAAACTATCTTAAAAAACACGGAGGAATAATGAAACAAAGTGAGTTTTTAAGATGGCTGAAAGAGCAAGGTGTAATAGCAGAAAATGGTAAAAAACACTTAAAACTCTATTACAACGGCAAAATCAGCAGACTGCCTAGACACCCAAGCGAAGAGCTGAAAACAGGTTTAGTAGAAGGTGTAAAAAAGCAACTAGGCTTAAAATAATTCAAAGCCCCTGTTAAAGGGGGCTTTTCTTGATAAGGAGTAAATGATGTTATTTTATCCCGCTATCTTTGAACCCGATGAAAAAAGCGGCTATGTTGCCCACTTCCCGCAATTCGGCGGCTTTACTCAAGGTGAAACCATTGAAGAAACCAAAGAAATGTGCGAGGACTTGCTGATTTCTTATCTTGAGGATTACTTTGATATGGATAAAGAAATCCCGATGCCTGATAAGGTCCAAAAAGGGCAGTATGCTATCGCATTGCCGACATTAATGGTGGCAAAAGTGCTACTACATAATGAATTAGTAAAACGCAATATCAATAAGGCAAGCCTAGCGAGATTGCTCGATGCAAGTCCGGCAGAAGTTCAACGTATAATGAACTTACGCCATAACACTAAAATCAATACGATTGATCGTGCTTTTGAAGCACTAGGCAAACAGCTAAAATTATCTCTCGCTTAACCGAGATTGTTCATATTCCGCCATAATCCGATCGTATTCGTCATCGGTGAAATGGCGGGATTTTTTCTGTGGTTGCTGGCTTTTAATTAACTGCTGAAACTCTGTCATTGTTAGATTTTCCGCATCTTGTCGGCTTAATCCAAAGGCAGTTCGAGCAATGCTAATATACTCGACAGCTTGAAATTCATTTGAATAACTTCCCACACTTTTATTTGCCGGAACATCTAACGGGCAACAGCCAATCACCCCGTGCATCATTAAAAAACGTGCGATTGTAATTATGTCTGAATAGGGCAATGCACCGGGAACATAAATCAAGCCTCTCTCGCTTGTTTTCCATTCTCCGATTAATTCCGAAACCTCTTCTTCACAACAGGCGCATAACACATTCATGGCATGTTGTAAGATTTTTCTTCCAAAAATGGGAGAATGTATAACATTAAGCGCATACTCTTGAAGTGCGGCTGATTTTGCACTGACTTTATCAAGCAATGCCCGCACCTCCGATCCGTTAAGTTCTGCATAAATCTGAACAATTTCAACAGGAGAACCGAGAACCGTCATTGCTTTCAATGACGGTTTAAAGAAATAGTCCCGTTCTGCCGTACTAATCAGACATTCGCCTATATCAGTGATCGGTTTCATCATTATGCAGTGGTAATTTCAAGAGTTGAGGCATCGCCAACTTTAAATTCAACAGAGAAAGTAACAAGATCGTTTGTTGCTGACTCAGAGCTTAAAGCCGAGATAATCATTTTACCTACAAAGGTTAATGTGCCATATTTTAAGCGCACCCATACATAAGGTTGCGTGCGGTTTTTAATTGCATTGACATAAATCTCCACAAGCGCATTAATCCCGATAGAATTGGATTTATCGCGCTTACGCCACTCTCCCTCACCTGAAATCGTAAAATCTGAATTGGTTACTAAGGATTCAGGGAAACCGCCTGCGTCATCCGCTTCGGAAGTAACAGTATTAGGGCTAAAGTCCCAAGATTTAGTTGTCATTGCTCCTGCTGCTTTCCAATCGGCATCTGCCGGTTTTGTATCACCTGTGCCGTACTCAAGTACAACGGTACGCCCGACCATCAAACCGGTATCAACAGTAGGTGTAGATTGAGGTGTTCCTGCCATAATATATTTCCTTACTCAATTTGAGTGTTAATTAATCGTAAAGATAACCGTAAAACCATTCGATTATCCGTGGTAAAAATAGGCATCGGCAAACCGCCGGTGCATTCTAGATAGCCAAATTCTGTGATGGGATTGGTTAAGATTGCTGACATAATCCCACGTGCTTTTGATTCAATGGTATAGCCTGTACTTTTATCAGCGATAAGGCTTAACAAAAAATAATGCTCATTGCTATGATCGGGAATTTGAACACTTCCTCCGTCTGGTTGAATAACCAAATAGGGTGTTGAACCACCTCGATCTTCCCATTGATATAGCTGCACAATAAAACCGTCAGAAAGTGCGGTAGATTCAAGCCATGTTTTTAAGGATTTTACAAAAGCAATCATAAGTGCATTTCCTCTTCAATAATGCGATCGATCTCTTCTTTTGATTCCTCGAAAGCTAGTTTTAAAAACTCCTTCCGTGCAGAAGGTTTTTTAAAGGTTTGTTTTACACTTGGATCGTGAACAAATAGGGCGTAATTCGCAGAATAACCTACACGCCCAATTAAACGTTTTCCACGCACTAAGGTTTCGGTATATTGGCTATTTACTAATGTCCCAGTATCTTCTGGCGTATAATGTGCGGATTGCAGAGCAACGACTTTCAGAGAGCGATACATCGCACGATTAACTTTTTCCGCTCGAATTTCCCCGATTAATTCCGCAGTCATTCGTTTTGCTTTCTCAATTCCACGAACTTTTAACGCCATGTTATTGCCCCCCCCGTGATCCAAGCAAAATCATCCGCTTTGCGAGAAAAAGTATCGGCAAACCGCTGAATCTGAATAATTTCTTCCGCACCGACGGTCAAAGGATTAATAGAATCGCTTTCACCAATTAGAACAAAATCGCCTAATTTAGCTTCTGAGTATTCAGTCCAGATCACATTTTTTACGGTTTTTTCTCGCCCTACATCAATATTTACTTTGCGCGAATCAGCTCCATAATCGCAATCAATGAGGATGGGGGAGGAAAACTGAATAATTCCATCATCATCTTTGCCTAGATTGCGCCATAAAGTAGCCTTTGCCGTATAAGACCAATTTGAAATATCAGACATCGCAACCACCTACCACGCTGAAGAAACCGATATTTTTCTCTTTGGGTAATAGATCTGCTGTAATTCCCAACGGATCAAGCCCACGCACCGCCGCTTTAAGATTTCCGATCACATCTTCACCAAAATCAAAAGAACGACTTGCTCCACTTGGCGCACCTTCCGATTTAATCCGACGAGCACCCGAACTTACGGTTAAAACTGCAACAAGATAGAGCTTAATCAATTCTTGTGTGACATCAGGGTAGTCGCTTTTATCAAATGCCACATCAAGGGTATCCACTTGTTCAATAAATCTCTCAAGCAGAGATTTTGGCGGTGAATATCCCATCTCTTCAAGAAACGATTTAGCATCAGAACTCAAGATTGCCGCCGCCATTTTATTTATCCTTTTGAGGTTTTGGTTTAGCCCTAGAGTTTCCTTTTGGAATTTCTAATTCACCATCAGCTTCATTCAAAACAATGGCGCGCTCAACAAAAGCCGCCGGCATTTCAGCAACCGTCATTTCTGATCCGATAGGTAATGCTTGAAATTGCCCGTTTAATACACCATAGCAGCCACGATGGGTGATTTTGATTCGTTTCATTTGATACTCCAAAAATAAAGGGGCTTTCGCCCCTCATTGGTTTTAACCCTTAGCATTAAAGACTTTTGATTTGCCGTTAAAATCACGTTTAACTTGTAAACCGAATGCAGACCACACCATTGATTGATAGTTATCAAATGGATTTTGGCGTGGAATCATAAAAGTCCCGATCGGTGCAGCAATGCGGGTTTTTAAATACTGAGCATTGCGTACATAAGCAATGAAATGATTGTCTTTCAATGCAAATGTCGGCTCAATGGATTCAACCCGACCATATTTGAGAATATAGTCTTTGATCGTGCCTTCTTTATAGCCATTGGCATTGGAATAAGGGCGATCAAGATTGCGGTTGATTTCAGGTGATACCCATACTTTCACTTTTTCGCCGACAAGATTATCATCAAGCACTTTGGCAAAATTGCCGGTGAAGAATTTAATCACATCGTCTGCATCCGCAGTGGCTAAGTTGATATTTAACCCGCTTGCGCCTAAATCAATCTGATTGGTATTTTCGTGGTTAGTAATACCACGTGCAGCAAAGTTATTAACGATGAGCTTGTCATCACCAAGTAACACGTATTTCGCCATATTCGCACGCAGCGCAGCTACTGCCGCCTCTTGGTCATCTGACATAGCATCGATATTTTCAGACTGTAATCCTTGCCATTCACGCCATTCACGACCATAGCCGGTACTGAAAATCGGAATCGGATCACCGTATTGATCGTAAATGACTTTATCCATTGATTCCGGAACTTGACCACTCATAGAACGGGTTACAACACCGGCATCGCTTGATACACGATACATTGCCACGGTTTTGCCGATAGAAATTGATGTACCAAGAGAGAGTAAATCATCTAAGATTGGATTACCTTGATCATCACGGAAAACACGGGTAGTCACCATATCGACTTCACGCCAATAATCTTTATCAAGCAATGCCGCTTGGTTTACTGAAAGCGATTGCCCATATTCAGCGGCTAAGCGGGATTGATTCGTATTGAATACTTGGCGTTGCAATAGCAACTGATCCCACGCTTGTTTTGCCTGAATTGAATTCGTGATTAGGTTCTTGTTAAAAATGATACGTTCCATTATTACCCCTTAAATTAATCGCACTTTCACCAATTCCGCACCATCAGATGATACGGTGTAGGTTTCACGTGCAATGAAAATTGCCTGATCTGAATCACCCGCTTTTTTTAGCGTGCCGTCACCGTTTGAGGCGAGTTTATCTCCCTCAGTTAAAGTTTCAGATGCATTAACTAACACATAATAATCCGTCAAACTGTCACAGATTACCGCCACACCCGTTGTACCAGCTGGCACGGCATTACGAATATCGCCACCACCTAAGTAGTTAGGTTGTAATACAAGTGCTTGAGTGACCTTTCCGGCTTGATTATGTTTTTTAAGTTTATCGCCCTCTAAAAACACCAACGCACCGGGCTGAATACTTTCTGCTGTCGGTGCGTCTAAGGTTTGTGGACTGTTATTGCGAGCTGGGCCGGCAATAATTGTATGGTATCGTAGTTTTGCCATTATTCTGGTGCCTCCATATTTAATAAATCATCATTAACGGTATTGCCATTAAAGGCAGCATTTACCGCTGTACTTTTCACGGTTTTAGCATAAAGTCCATTTAACGCTTCATTTGAAAGTGAATTTACCGCAGTTTCATCTAAACCAAAGTGCGCTTTTACTGCCGAGCGTTTAGTTGCTAATTCAGATTCTTGATTTGCTTCCATTCGAGCCTCAAATGCCTTGTTTACGGCTTTCTCGATTTTCTTATCAAGATCTTCTTCATCTTCCGATTCGTCTTTTTCAGTTTTATCGGTTGGTTTTTCTTTGCCCTTCGGTTTTTCTTCTTCACCGTCAGTCGGCTTTGCCTTATCTTCCTGAAGTTTGTTATACGCCGCCAATAATTGATCGTCGTCTAAGCCTTCAGTTTTTACGCCAGCAGCGTTTAACGCATTAATAATTTTTCCTCGCATTTGCTGATTTTCCTCATTTGCTGTGATTGTGTGATATTCCACTTTTTTAACGACTTCGACCGGCTCGCCAACAAAATTAGCCACGCCATCATCATTAATTAAGTAGCTTTGTTTAAATCGCTTACCTTGATCTTCATAAATGAAATAATCAGGATAAACGGATTCAATATAACGATAATATTCCTTATTTTTAGGGTTAAGTTGCTCTGATAGAGCACGATAAATCTCATCAAACGAAAAGGCAGAATTTGCCTTAAAAAACCACCGGACTTTATCAAATAGCTTTTCTTTTCTGCAGTCTGCCGCATTGTTTAGACTGACCCGTTCAACGTCTAGCTTTGCGCCATCTTGATTGACAAAAATCCCTACACCATCATTTGGTGTGGCTGCCCCCGGTTGATCAAGTAAAATTGCAATATGATCGAAAAACATATTTGTTGCGATCCATTGGTACTTTTTACCATTTGATGATTTGCCACTGCGATCAATTTTATTAAGAATCAAACCCGTTGAAACATGAATAGGTTCGGCATCATCTGATGATTCCATCTCGTCAAGTCGCGACAATAGCCGCTTACCATTTTCAGAACCTTCTGCAAAACGGATATTGATACACATATCTACAAGTACCCGCCCGTTTTCTTTTCGTGCGTTACTCGCCCAAGCTCCGACATGATGTTTATTTACCGCCCGAACATCTTGCGCAGAAATATAGCTACCTTCAATTTCAGGATGGCCCAAAGGCATGAAATTCCCCTCAAGGGTTTTATAGCCTTTGTCAATTTCATCTGCCGGATAAAGCCCGCCATTCATCACGACATCATCGACTATTGGCACCACACCTTTAATAATCAAGTGTGGTTCATTATCAATCGTTTCACGTGTGATGTTTTTACTATTCACCGCAGATAAAACGTGAATATTACTTTTCATTTAGCTGTTTTCCTCTTTTTGATTGATTTTGTCCATTTCACCCGATCTTCATTTAATGTTTTAAGCAATGGCTCTATATCGCTTTTGCCATCGTCATTTAAAACGATCACTGACTGTTTGCAGTAACAATTAAAGCGATTGCCGTCTTGCTGATACCAAGTTTTCACCTCATCCACATCGAAACATTTGCCGTGGCGTGCAGCGTGGGTTAAGCGGGTGGTGGGCTTTAAAGCAGAAAAGTGCAAAAGTTTAGCGTTAAGTCCTAATACTTCTTTCGCCTCAATTGCTTCGTCCCATTCCGCCCTACGATAAGCGGATAATTGTTCTGTTTGAGCAATTAATTTGGCTCGCTTGGCAGAAATATCTAAACGTTTCTTGATTGTGCGTGCTGTTGCTTTTACGTTATCACCATTTAAAACTGCCTCCGTGATCACGTTCGCCAATTCTTTACGCAACCCGTCAGATAACCCTTTCCAGTCGCTATAAGCTGCTGTACGAGCTATTGCAGCTCGATTGAAATAAGACGAAGAGAAGATAACAGATTGCAGATTGCGCTCATTGCGATAACGTTCAGACTGCAACGACAGATCTGTTACTGCCGATTGTGTCCCTTTAAGCATTGCCTCATCAAGATAACTGTCAAACCATAATTGCCCGCCTTGATTACCGGCAGACAATAAAGTGCGGTCAATAATTCGCTGAATTTCCTCTAAGACCTCAGCCAACTCGAAAGCCGTTAAATCAGTCTCAATAAAATCCGCACGATTTATCATTGAACGTTGTAATCGTTGGTTAATATATGCGAACAAGTCTTTTAATATGACACGATAAAGCCCATCAATATGTCGCCATACAAGAGCAACAGATTTTCCCATATTGAGAGGATCTGCTTTATTAACAGGAAATCGTAACGGCTTAATCTTCCGTATCTTCATCATCAAGCTCCGGCGGTAGCGTATTTTCCGGCAATGGTACAAACCCTAAAGATTCCCTCACTTCATTTGCGCTAATAGCCGGAGAGCCAAAAGCAGATTGAGTAGTTGTTGCAACATTTGCAAGAGCTTGAGCATTGGCGATTTTTTCTTTTTCACCCGGTGCAAGTAAATCCGACCAAGAAACCGTGATTTCATCTGTCGCCGGCGGAGGAATAATGCCAATTTGCCAGAATCGTGTAATAAGTTGAGTGATTACATCACTTAAAAAACCATTGCGACGGGTGTTACAACGTTTGGCCCAATCCGTTTTATCTTCATCAGAAGCGAGTCGCCCTGTCTGCTGACCGAATAGAATCGTAAAAGGAATTTGAACGGAAGCAGCAAACTCATTCGCCGATACTTCCCACGTTGGTTTTGGATCTGCCGGTGATACGGATAATACCTGTGCATCACCTTCTTGTGTTACCAGTGCGGAATCCGTACCGCTGTTGAGTTTTTGAATTTGGCTATTTAACGCCTCATTGAAATTCTTAAATCCAAGTCGTTTTGAGGTGTTTTCTAATTCGGTGAGATTTACTTCTTTAGAAACCTTAATACCCAATTGACGACTGGCATTTTTCAAGAATCCTTCCGCACTCCCACCGGATGTTTTTTCTAGATCCAGTAGCTTGTTATAGCCGGGTTCTAATAGTGATACGCCACTTTCAGGATTATTCGTTTCGCCCCCTTCATTAAACAAAATGACACGGCTACGATGAATAATTAAAGATCGTCCTTTTTTACCTTTAGTGAAAGAAGACTCATTAAATTGATAAGTTAATGGCTCACCGTAGTCTTCAGCAAGCGGGTTATCTTGCGTACTGGCGACTTTTAATTGCTCTTCCCATACAGGAATAAGTTTAACTAGCCCAAGCGTGCCAAGAGATGAAAGAGATTGAGGTTCAATTTCTTCTTTCCAGTCTTTTCCATCTTTCACTTGCAGTAATAAACCGGAATAACGCCCGACTAAATTACGTAGATCCGCTTCTTTTACTGATCGCCAATGTTTTTTCATTAGAGATTCAATCAGCGCTTCCCACTTACTAGTTTCTTTTGACTCGTTTTCTGTTCCGCCCTCTACAATGATAGGTAAATCAGCCCAAGAGCCATCTAAAAGACGAGTTACTGCCGCAAATGCAACTGCATTGCGTTTATAAGCACGATAGAAATTACGAAAATCAAGTTTATTTGGATAACCAAATTCAGCCCATAATGTCCGCCGTTTTGCATTTCCTGTTCCAAAAAGCGCACTTAAAAAAGCTTGTCGTTGTTGTTCAAAATCCATAAATTACCCCAATAAAACCCCCACTGAAACATGCTGACAAGGCGCAAAACACATAATGAGCGCATCCGCCAAGTTCGGCGATGGAATGCCTCGTTTTTTCATATCCTTTTTACTTTCCACTTTCACCCGACCATTATTGTCATAATCAACACGAGGGCGAGAAAGTTCAGCTTTCAGATATTCCAAATTCGGTAATTTTCCATCTAAGCTAATCAATTCATCCACAGGATATTTATCGCCAAATTCAACCGCACGATAGGTCTTATAAAATCGATCTCTTACCGCCCACCAAGCTTGCACTTTCACATTAGCGAACATATCGCCATTAGTTTTTCCGGCGAGATATTCACGCTCCGGATTGACGACTGCGCCACCGGCATTAAATCCTGTAAAATTGACCGCACTTTCCGTTCTAGCATAACGAGCTTTTACACCTGCACCCACGCCGATTGAATCATAGACTACTTCATCGACTTGTTTCTGTAACGCCCAATCGTGGGTTTTGTCGGCACTGTAAATCACATCACCCGATTCCCAACTTTCTAAATCAAGCACAACAGAACCATGCACGAAACAGTTTGCATTGCTATCCGCACCTTCATCTGCCACGTCAAAACCGATACGCTTTTTCCCTTCGGCAGAAAAACCTAATTTAAGATGCGCATTAACCGCACTTTCAATCCATAACGGCTTGATAATCGCCAAATCACTATCAGCAACGGGTTCGCCTTCATAAACGTGACGATAAAGCTCATAATCACGTTCTTTCATTTGCGCCATATCTTCCATTAATTCTTTTGGAAAATACGGATTATCCTGCCAATTCACCAATACAGAACAACAACGTTCCGGCTGATTAATCACAAAACGCTGATAAGTATCATCAAGAATATTCTTAGGGTTGAAACTGACGATGATCTGTGAACCATCCTCACGAATAGTCGGAATCAATACATCCCAACTTTCTTTTGAAACGTTTTCCCCTTCTTCCACCCAGACTAAATCGATCCCTGTCATCGATTTGATAGAAGTAATATTGGTTTTCAGCCCGGCGAAAGTAAAACGTGAACCATTTTTACCGATGATTTGTGTTTTCTGCACATCAAAAAAAGCTTGTAAGCCTAACATTTCAATTTGATCTGCCAGCATTTGAATAACAGAATCAGAAATGGATTTTTGAATTTCACGGCAACACAAAACACGGATAGGGTTTTCATACGCCTTTAAAATTAAAGCTCGGGCAATATTGAAACTTTTCCCACTTCCTCGACCGCCATAGAAAATAATAAACCGCCATATCGACTGAAATAGCGGCTTAAATTTAGGAGAGAATGTAAGATTAAGTTCACTCATCACCAAAACTCACATTAATCTTCACCGGCAACGGATTATCGCCTGAGGTTAAATCAACCCGATCTTTAAACATACCCAAGTGTTTTCCGAGTAACTCAAGAGCTTTGTTGGCACCAGCCGGTTCAAATGCAAAAATAGGATTATCTACTGCAGTTATTTTGCCTTCTTGATTATTTTTAACGGTATCTGTAACGATAATAGATTTACGCCCCATGCATATATCTCGAACCTCTAACAAATCACGTAAGACATCATCTTGAGTGACTTGAACTCGAGCTGAACGATTATTTTGGGCAATCTGAATAGCCTCTTGCACCTTAACATAACTTAACAATCGGCTTGCTTGTTGTTCTGCAGTTGATTCGCTATAACCTGTTCTAATTGCAGCCTGTTTACCGTTTAAATCAATCAAATATTCTTCAACAAACCGCTTTTGTTTATCGGTTAATTTACCCACGCCCTTAGACGTGGATTTCACCTCGTCTTTTTTCTTAGGCATAGGTTAATCCTTATATGTTATTTTTGCGCTTGTTCTACTCGCCATTCCCTGATTTTATCAATCCGATTTAGACACATATCACGCTCACGCTTGAGAATGACAGCATACTGTGTTACGTCACCATAGGTGCTACCACTGAATGAGGTCTTGTCTAAGTGAGAAATAAACGCTGCCGGCAATACAGGGCAAGCCGTTGTTACCGGTTCATTCTTGACGCAAGAACTCAATGACAGCGCGAGGAGCGTTGCTGTTATAAGCTTCACTCTCTTTAATTTGCTTTGGGATGGTTCTAATAACTTCATCTGATTTACTCCTTGCCTCTGATTCTGCTTTACTTAGTTCAAGTGTGAGGCGTTCATTTTCCTTGGCTTGTAATTTAAGCTCGGAAATAACCGCACTTTGCTTTGCGATAGTTTGGGCTTGAGCCTGATTGTCGGCTCTTAAGTTCGAGATAGTGCTGTGCTGAACCCATAACCAAAAGCACAAACCCAAAATAAGAAAAAGTGCGGTCAGTTTTATCGCACTTTCAAATCTCGTAAACATAATGCCCGTTCCTTTTCTCGCCGTATCTCAAGCCCACGTAATTTCTTACCGCCGGCATAAACCCACTTCGGTAATTCATTACATGCCCCGATATAATCACCTGCGTTAGCTTTGCGGAACATTGTTGATTTACGCATTGCACCACAGCCAACGTTAAATACAATTGAAGTCATTGCATCAAATGTGCCTTGTGGTAGATGGCTACCGTTGCCATATTGATTAACGCAGCGTTCTGCTATGCGTAAGTCATTCGCCCAGCGGTCAGCAATCTCTTTATCCGTGTAACGTTTGTTAGGATTGATTTTCTCACCGCTTGCCTCTGTCGAACCAATTCCCACTGTTAATACATCAGACGGGCATTGATAAGGGTCATGGCGGCAACCTTCCGCATTACCGATAATTTCCATTCCGGCTTGACTGGTACGTAAGTCAGGGTGATTCAATTGAAGTAGCCCGATAATTACTGAGATTGAACAAGCTGCAATAATTTTCTTTTTATGTTTCATTCAATTAACTTCCCTTTCTTATCACGAATGCCAATTCGAATTTCTTCTAACTCTATCATTCGCTTTTTATGACGTGATTCGCGGATATATCCGCAAATAGTCACAACAATACCGATTAATATTGCCCATTCGCTTAAGGTCAACACACCAAAAAATGAGGTGAGCCAACCATAAACTTGAGATTCAATCGGAATGCCTTTTAATGTTTCTTTCATTCTGTTCATGCTCCGCCCCCTTTCTTTGAGGCAATAAAAAAGCTCGCCTATTAAAGCGAGCCATAGTTCTGTTAAGATAAAGTTCCCACACAATAAAATAACAGAGATCAAAAAAACAATGAAACTAGATCGAGCTTTGCAAAAGAACATTCTGCTAAAATTAGCCGAAACCTATCCTTTACCAAATGGCAACGAACTACATACCCTATGTGAAGACATAAATGTACTAACGGCAAATATATTTTATTTGCAAGAACACGATCTCATTCGAGACTTTCAATTGATATTATCTGTTGATGCTGAAGCTACAATAAATATCATTTACACAACCATTACTAAAAACGGAATGGATTTTTTAGCCGCTGATGGCGGTTTATCCGCAATTTTAGGAACCATCACCGTAAAATTTCACGAAGACACACTAAAAGCATTGCTTACAAGTAAAATTCAGTCTGCCAATATTCCCGATTCAGAAAAATCTACGTTACTTTCTGTGTTGAAGAATCTAAGCGGAAAAGCCCTAGAGCAGGTAATAACGAAATTGGTTGATCTTGGTTTTGAGAATGCGGATCAAGCCATTCCTCTGCTGAAAATAGCGTTTGAGTCTTTACAGAAATCTGTTTCTTAAAAATAAGGCTCCCAATCAGCTTTCCGGTTTGATTGCGAATAGGTAATGAAAATTGCTCAATTGAGTGTTCTTGGGAAGAATTAGGAATAGAGAGCATTAAGCGATCTTTTTCATCTAACCAAATTTCAATACCTAAAAATGCAAAAGGTTGAATAAGTTTATTGTCTTCCATTTTTCACCACCAATAAAAAAGCCCCAAGCATTCCTGCTCAGGGCTGTATCAGATTTATGGCACTCTGTACCGGAATCGAACCAGTATCGATGACTTAGGAGGTCATTGCTCTATCCTGTTGAGCTAACAGAGTAAATATATATTAAAAAGCCCCGACTATTCTAAATCGGGGCTGTTAAAATTCACTTGTGCGTTCGCAACGTGCTAAAACCGCACTATAGTGTAAATCATATACTTTCAGTGCACACTTTGCAAGTATTTTTTCAATAAAGTACGGTCGGTTTTGATTAAGTTTTAAATAACTTGGTAGTTATTGGATTTTGGGTTGTAATTGTTGAGGTGTTTTAGCACTCGCCAATTACTCTCATAGTCGTATTGGAAATCAGCCGTGAGGCGTTTCAGGAGTTTATGAACTTCCCGAATAGTGTGCTTATATTCGTAGGCTTGCCCGTAAATTGCACCAGAATATTTTGAACCGATTGTTTCCATTGCCGGATAAATCATTCGGCAGGTTTCTGTGCCTCGTAGGGCGATAAACCATATCCACGGCAGTAGTTGAAGTTCATATTCAGTAAATTCAAAGGTGAATTTCTTTTCAGGCTCTGGCAGGGCAAGTTGTTTCGGTTGATTTTTACTAATCAAGATTTTTTCGATTTGTTCGTCGCACCAAATAGCAAATTCAACATTTAGCCAACGGGCGAAAGCAACTGCCAATCTGCGGTGTAACCAAGTGCCACCGTTCACTCCACGGGTGGTTTTTACAAAGTGGGAAAATCCCACTTTGGCTTGTTTTTCTGAAATACGGGATTTTCCCGCATTTAGATTTTCACACAATTTTTCTATGTATTCTTGTGTACTATCTAGCCGTAACCATTCATTAGGAAGTTTATTAAAATGTTTTGCTATTACGGTAGCATTGAGAAATGCGTCATCTTGGAAAAAAACTTGAGTACCGTTGTAATCGGCGGTGATGATATTAGCCATAGCTAACTCCTTGTGATTAAAATTTTCAGATTTTCCCTATTTTCAGATAGGGCGTTGAGAGGCTGAAAAACCGTCACAAGTCGGCTGGGATTATTCCCCTTTCGGGTATTGTATTCTCCGCCCTCTCAACATAGATAAATTTTAGGTATGCACAATCAAAATTCGTTGGAAGAGAGAAAAGAGATCACGAATTTTACGCATAAAAAAACCGCTATGCTGTCGGGTGCGGATTTCCGCTTGTGATTTAAGGTTTTCAGACCTTGAAAGGATAGTAAAATTAAACCCTACTTTTGTCAAGTAGGGTCTAAATAATTAGCGATAACTTTTATTGCCACCTGATGTAATGCAATAACGCCCACCTCTTGGTCCATAACAATAACTACCTGAACCACAAGAACAACCGCTAGAGTAAACAGAACGAGGTTTATTCCTTTTTTGTTTCACCTGTGTTGATTTTGGCTTGTAATTAGTCGTAATAGATTTTAGTTGATTTGAGTTGGGTGCTGACTTTAAATTATTTGTGGTCATTTTCCTGACACTACAACCTTTAGTATTGCATAAGTCACTAGAATGAACCCATCGCTGATTAGCTTCTTTTACATCTGTAAGTCTGCTCCAGCCATTTAGAGTATCATAAACGGTCACCATTTTCCCTTTTGGGAGCTTATCTATAACAGGACTATTATAGTCTGCATATTGTCTAACGTTGGCATTATTTACTCCAATATATTTCATATCAAAAGCAAATGAACTCATTGAAATAATTGCTATAATTATAGAAATTATAAGTTTCTTCATAATCTAACCTTAAGTCTTAGATGAAAAAATCTATTTTAGTATGACATTATAATATTTTGAATTTCCCCTTTCCCAATCACAACTTTTTGCATTAATTTCCCACCTTGACGGGAATATCCAACGCTCCAAACAACCTCAGTACCAACAAAATATGTTCCCGCAGATAAGTTTTCAAAAATGAATTTTCCTTGTGCATCACAAATAGTAGATTTTACATATTTTATAAAATTCTCATCTTCATTAATAACTTTATATTGAGGACCAAACCCATTTCTATATCCTTTTTCACTATTTCCATACAATAGGGTCATTGCCTCATTAGTATAGTCAGTATATGGTACTAGATTAACCTTAGCTCCTGCACAAGTTACAACACCACCACCATTTTGACGTAAAAATGCTGCGCCTTCGATCTTACCTGTTCCCGCTTTCATTTGTTTTTCAGCTTGTTTTACATCAAACTTATTTTTCATTGTATATTCAATTGGGCTAAATGGTGTTCCTACACATCCAACTAATAATGCACAAGCTAATCCAGTCAATAATAATTTTTTCAATTTCAAGATCTCCATAAAAACCAAAAAGAGACTACATTTTATAAAGTCGATTTTACTTTTTCTGCGATCTAGATCACAACATAGGAAAAAAGAGCCAAGCGGTTGATTACTTGGGTGATTTTTAAGCAATAAATACCGCTTTCCCTGTATGCAGCATTAATTTTAGTGATGTTTTCGCTGTTTTTAGACGGTTGAAATATTCTCTACGGGATATATTGAGACAACGATAAATATCGATAACATCCCACCGATCAACATACGTCAACATAAACACATCATAAAGTTCAGGATTCACTTTATACATAATCAACATACATTCGTTAATCTGCATACCTAAATCATCAGAAATCGGATCTAAATATGGTTTATAAGCATATTCGGCATTAGGCTTAACTTGAGCAAATCCGGCTGATATGCGAGGAAATTCCGTGCCGTAACGAGGTGTCGCCCAATAACCCCATTGCACTGCTACTCTATCGATATTCATTATTCCAATTCCTCAAATTTCACCACAATTCGACCGCACTTTTCTATGCCCATCGCTTTCCACTTTAACTCTGGTACTTTTTGCCAACAGTCATCTTCAATAATTTTGGCTTGAACCAAGCTATCTAATAGCACCTTTCCCAAGTTATCTAAATCTCGTTTTCGTTTATCGGGGAAATACACTTCAACGGAAATCGAAACCGGCTTTTCAAAGGGCAAATACCCCATACAACTTAAAAAGACTTTATCCCTATATTTTCTCCCTTCATCTGAAATGTAATGCACGCCTCTTCGGGTATGTCGCCAGTAGTGATTAACTGACGGCGGGTAAGGTAGTTCAATTGTCAGTGCGGTCATAATTTACCTTCCTTGCGTAAAATAGCTTGCGTACGGAAAACGCCTTCTGCGTGTGCCAAACGGACATATTCGGTATCCATTTTGCGTGTTCTACGGTCGCATTCATCGTGACAAGCCGAACACGCCCACGCCCCTTGTATATCGTCAGGCTTTAATGCAACACCACTATGTAACCGATAATGCGCAAGCACGGTTGTTTCCGGATTAAAATTGCAAATCCCCGGCAACCGCACCTGACATTCACGTCCTTTGGCTTCTTTGCGATAATCTATTTTTTTCATTTTCTCCCCCTAAAAAAATGCATAAAGCTGATTGATAACATTCTCATCGGTCGTATCGCTGAAAACGTGTTTAAGAGCGGCGTTAATAATGGCACTTAAGCATTCTGCGCGCTCGATGTTGTCCATTTCATCAAAACGCAAACTTTGTGCTTCTTGCTTAATTTCTCCCGTATCAAAATCAACATATTCTTCAAAAAAACCGGCTAAAATAGTCAATCGTTTACGAAAATGATTAAACTGTTTTGCTTCATCTGCAAACTGCATAGCACTGTTTTCGGCGTTGTAATGATCGAAACAAAATTTGAAAAACGAAAACAACTTGCGATGTAGTGCCGGATTGTTGACTTTCTTTATTTCAATTTCATACAATCCGCCATTTTCAAAATGCTTAAATTTATCAAGGTACATCTCATCGGCAGGACAAAGTACACCACCGGCATTTTTTATCATGGGGATCCTCATACTTCATTCCCCCATACGTCCCAACCTTCGGTTTGATTTCTGGCAAATAACTCAATTCGGGGTAAGTCGCCCATCAGCTCAACAATACGGTCGCGCACAATGTCAGGCTTTTTACTGTGTTTTTGAACCGGCTCAATAATTAATTGAGAAACGTTGGCTTTAATCCGTTTTGGTTTTCCTTTGATACCAATTAAACAAATTTCAGCGTTAGCACGGGTATAATTTCCACAGCCAAAGAAAAACGTGTCAGTTTGTTTTTTATTCGTTTTTATCCAGTTAAACCCAATCGTTTTATATTTAAAACCCCAATGTTTAAACACGGTGATGGCTTCTTGCAGCATTGGGAATGTACACCACATAAACAAAATGCAATCATCATCAGCTAACGATTTAACAGGCAGTGCCTGAATATCCTTTAGCTTCATCGTGGCATAATGATTAGTTGCCGCACCGTTACTGACCTTGTTTGAATAATTCCAAGGGGGATCCGCATAGATAATTTGGTATTTTTTGTCTGTGTTAAATGTCATTTTGAGAGTACCCATTCATAAACGGTTTGTCCGTGTTGTAATAAATCGTTAAAGTCGCCTTTTTCACACCAACGTACGATCACTTTTTCTACATCGTTATTGGCTAAAATATTTTTGTTACCACATTCAAATGCGCTGGCAAGCCCGGTACCGTTGGTGTCGCTGTCGGCAAAAATATATAAATGCTTTACCCCTTTTGGTGCTTTAAACTTACGCATAAACCCTGCATTGAGTGTTGACCAAGTGTTACATTTATAAATCTGCTTGCAGGAAAGTGCCGTTTCGATTCCTTCCGCAATCCCCAACACATCTGAGCAGGGAAACATTCGTATTGCGACGGATTGCGCACCGGTTAAGTAGCTGTCGTTTTGCAAACTGTTCATTCGCTTTGGGCGATCAATATTGGCTTTTTGCCCGTTTTGCAAAAAAGTGCGGTGTAAATAACAAGGGTTTCCGCGTTCGTCCGTTGCAATCGCATACAGGCATTCAAAGGTACCGAGCGGCGTTTTTTCTGCTCTAGTGAACCGAATGCTTTTAGCCGGCAGTTCTGTAATACCTCGATGCTTAAAATATTGTTCCGCCCCTGTTTGGCGTAGTGTCGGCGACAAGGTCTTAAATTTCTCACCTACCGTCGCTCTTAAACGATCGGTATTGGTTGGTGTAGTCGACACATAATCATTATCGTCGTGCGTATTACCGATAATCCGATCCACATAGCGGGCCGCCGTTTTAAAGTCCCAGTTCTGCGTTTGTTGAATCAATTTCCATCCGTCGCCGTGATCACAAGTGCATATCCAAGAACCGGATCCATTTTTGTCATCAATACGGAATTTATCTTTTTGTCCACATAAAGGACATTCGCCCTTGTAATGCTTACCCCCCGTGATAGGCGGCAGGCTTAGGGATTCAAAAACAATATCCCATTTTCCCTTTACTGCTTCACTGGTTTTCATATCGCCCGCGCTCCCGCTTGATGTCCTGCGGATTGACTTTTAACTTTTGCAAAGCGAATAAATTTAGAACGGATAAAATTGCGAATTGGTGCACTTGGCTCGACAGCAAAATCATTCAGTCCGCGTGGAAAAACGCCCGTATAATCTTTGTAGGTATGAGCGCACCACCCATCACTTAACGGCTTGCCGGCAAGTTCACGCTCTTTCTGATACCCTTTGATTTCCGACCAAATTTGCTGTTTATCTTGGGCGGAGAATGTCCGTTTTTTGGAACCTTTTAACTTCGCCAGTTCCCGCTTGTCGTCAGTTTGCACATCATCATTGACTAACGGCTTGAAACCACATTTCGGGCATTCGTAAACACCGACCGGTTTCATAAAATGACAAGACGGGCATTCTTTCGGGAGTTTTTCGATTTTTTTCGGCTCAGAATTGACCGCACTTTTTAATCCGTTTGTGGAGGATTTCAGCTCGTCATATTCGATTTCATCCGGAAAACCGAGTTTGTGAACCGTGCCGGAATGATCGAAGATAAGGCATTTGTCTTTACCCGGTGCACTACGTAATCCACGACCGAGGGATTGAATCCAGCGAATTTCCGAGGCGGTCGGGCGGGCATAAATCACGCAGCGCACATCACTGTCAAACCCGGCGACCAATACACCGACATTCACAATGATTTTTGTCATTCCGCTTTCAAAGCGTTTGATGATAAGCTCCCGTTCGTCTTTCGGGGTTTCCGCAACCATCACCTCGGCTTGAATGCCGGATTTTCTAAACTCAATCACGATATGATTGGCATGCTTCACATTCACGCAAAAACAGATTGTCGGCAGATTGTTACCGTGCTTAAGCCAGTTTTGAACAATATTGCCAACGAGTACGTTATCGCCCATAATGTCGCTTAACGCCGTTTCGGAGTAGTCATAGCCGTAGGCGGTCGCTTGTTTTTTCACGCCGTTAAGATTCGGTGACATCGGCGCATAAAATTCATAATTACTCAAGGAGCCGCATTCGATAAGCTCACGCATAGTGGTTGGCTTGATGAGGGTTTCGTAGTATTTCCCCATCCAGCTTGCAAAGGGCGTACCCGACAAACCAATCACTTTCGCCGAAGTGGATTTGATAAATTCAAGTAAAGTTTTACGGCGGATATGGGCTTCGTCCACAATCACTAAATCAATATCGGTTGGCAGCTCACGGCGGATAAGGGTATCTACGCTTGCAATTTGCACGAGGCGCTCAGGGTGATATTCCGGATGATTGCGCCAGATGACAGAAATTTCGTCAGGATTAATCCCGTATTGCACAAAGCGGGTGATAGTCTGTTCAATCAAAATCGTGTAAGGCGCAACAAATAACACGCGCATTCCGCGATTGATAAGTCCGTCGGCGATGAATGCCGCAATCACGGTCTTACCGAAACCAACCGGCGCGTACAGACAAAACGTACGCTTGGTACTCCACTCGCGGCGAAGTAGATTTAATGCATTGTGTTGCTCGGGTCTTGGTGTAATACTAAGCATTGTCGACCTCTTCAAGACGTAAATTGACATCAACCGATTTTTCGGTCACCGCCGCAGGATTGGCTAAAAACTTAATGCGTTTGGGGGCTTTTTCGACATTGAGAAACAGGGATTTTTGGGTTGAACCACTGCGCCAAGCCAGGTTAGGATTGACTGCGTAAACACCGTCGTAAGGTTCGCTGATTGCGTTTTTGGCTTTTAACACGCGGATAGCGTCATACACACCGGAACGGCTTTTGCCGGACTCGCTAATCAACACTTCTTTCGACACACATACTGCGCCCGCGTCAATGTCCATATTGCGGAAAAGATAACAAAATAACCAAACGGCAATCGTTTTTTTCTCCGCAAGAAGTTCCAAGATCAAATTTGATCCTGAATCTGTAAGTTTGACAAAAATTGAGCAATTCATAGTGCCGCCTTGATATTTTGGTTATTATTTAATCTTTTTCTGTTGTTTTTTTGTTCTTTGTCCAGCATGGTGGACGATTCGTCCAATATGCTGGAAAATTGCCTTTCTAATCTATTGATTTAATTGACTTTTTTTAGTTGCCCTTCTGTAGTTCTTATTCAACCCACTTCGACTAGACTTTTTCCCCTTATGCCAAAAGGGAACTTTTCCCCTGATTTTGTTAAACCACACGATCGCCGGTCTCCTCAAAACTTGGCTCCTGTCCTTGGCTAAAGACCTGAGGTGGTTTACGCACCGATCCGGAAGTGACCGCTCGAAATTTTGTGACATAATTCCGTAACCGGGTATTAGCATTTCGTCTTGCTATGCCTTCCTTGCGATAAGCTATAACCTCACCATCATAGGCTTCTTGAAATGCCTGTGAGTATAATCTTGCAACCCTGTCACGTTTTGAAAATGGCAATTGTAAAAGCTGCTCTCGAATAAATTTATGATCGTCTTTCAAACAAAATTCGGGCATTGTTACTTGTAAAACGTCGTAATATTCCATAGCATTGTGTTACCCTTTTTGGCGTTTTTTCTGTCTGCTAACAAACTTTTTCGCCTTATCAAGCAAATACGTCATAACGTCCGGTTTAAACGTGCTACGGCGTCGATATTCTTGTAAACACATCTCGGTTGCCTGATTGACCGAAACCATATCTGCCCCCCCCTGAATCAGTTGGTTGCGAATGTGTTTGATAATGAAATCTTCTGCATTCATTTTTATTCCCCTAATTCCCATTTCAAACACTGCACGCTATCTTGCAAGCGGTTCAAAATGTCCAATAACTCGCTTTTTTCTTTTTGCGATAAATTCTCGCCAAGTTCAGAATCTGGCGAAATTGAACGGCTGTATTTACCGCATAACTTTCCAGCTTGAGCTGACAAACTCAGCACTTCTCGCAGTTGATCGACGGTATTACGTTTGCATTCCGGCATTGGGAGTAACGTGCAATCAACCGTACGAGCCAGCATTTCCACAATATTCTTAGCGTCCATTTGGACGATAAAATAAACAGCGTCAAGAAAGCCGAGTTTGTTGCGTTCATTGGTCGGATCTAACTCAGCGGCAAGCTGCGTAGGGTTCTTGCCAATTTCTACGGCAAGATTTGAAATGGCCCGATGACCCTTAGCTTGGGTATGCAGGGCCTTTTGTATGTAGCTAAATGGCTTTTGCTGCATAAAATTTCCTTTTATTTTTATGGTTTTCATTTGGGGGGAATCGGGTAAATTAGTTTTTAACAGGGAAAACATCGTCAAGAGAGACATTCGCACCCAAAGTGTTTAGTGCTGCGATGATTTGTCTCGCTACAGCCAATGATGGCTTACGGGTTCCTGTTTCGTAATTTGCAATTCTTGGTTGACTCCAGCCAATACTGCTCGCCAATTGAGTTTGAGTTACACCAATTTGATTGCGGATTTTTGCAATATTGTTCATATATATTTCCATTTGTAATAAATCTCACGCAAATTAAATCACAAAAAGAAATATTTGGCAATTGCAATTTGAAATTATGAAAATATAACGGAACGTATTAAAATAGATTAAAGATAAAATTAGGGGGAAAAATGGCAACAACATTAGGCGAAAGAATCAAGGCTTACAGGGAACAACTTGGTATAAGTCAAAAGGAATTAGCTGAACGTAGCAATCAGCTAGATAAAACAAATTCAAATTGGGGGCAGCCAAGAATAGCTAACTATGAGAAAGGTAATCGAACACCGAATCTTGATGATATAAAAATCTTAGGAAAAGTCCTAAATGTAGATCCACAAGTTTTGGCTTTTGATACCAATGTTGAACCAATAAAAATTGTAAGATCTCGCGAATATCCACTGCTTAGCAAAGTACAAGCCGGCTTATGGACCGGAATTGATTATCTCCAAAACATTGATGAGGGCTTTGAATTTTTATCAACCAACACACAGGCTTCCGAAAATGCTTTCTTTTTGCAAATATCTGGACAGTCAATGGAAACACGCTTTCACGAAGGGGATTTAGTGTTAATCGATCCGGACCTTGCTCCGACACCGGGCAAATTTGTTGCGGCTGTTAATGGTGATGGTGAAGCAACATTTAAGAAATATAAAGAACTTGGTACTTTTGATGAATGGGGTTCTCCACACTTTGAATTAGTGCCGCTTAACGATGTATTCCCAACATTAAGCTCTCTCAACCAAGAGATACGCATTATAGGTGTAGCCGTTGAGCATCGACAAGGCTTGTAATGAGAGTAAACCAAAGCCAGAAGTTGAATTTTGAGAATAGCCAAAAGAACGAATAGAGCGGTGTAGTGGGCGGAAGTTGATTTTGGCAGGCTAGACACGTAGATAACATTAATCAACCAAAAATAATGAGAAAAACAATGAAACACAAATATATAAGAAAAATTAAACCTGATGAAATAGCTGATTTTTTAAATGCGAAAGGGGCTTCCCAAGATACATTTAAATGTCCGGTGTGTGGAGGTATCCATCAAACACTGATGGATAATGAACCAATCTCAGATTCAGATAATAATCCCATTGACGAATATGTAACCCTGCAACCGGTACTCCCAACCGCTATGTTTCCAGATCCTTACGAAGTTGGGAAATTAATAAAACAAAATAAAATTCCTGAAAAATATCATTATTTAGGTGATTTACTGGGGGCGCTTGCAACCAGTCAAGTTGTAACTATGGCGGTGGTTCACTTAGGTTGTTCTAACTGTGGACATATAAGAACATTCCATAAATCAACAATTATAAACTGGCTAAAAGAACAAGGACGACTCGATGAAAAATAGTATAAATAATACCAACTTCCCCAATACTGGCACAATTCCGATTAATAGTGGTACAATGGAAAGCAATCCAATTAATCAAAGGAACATAAACCAATTCATAATGGAACACTATACCACTCGAGTAAGTACACTTGAAAATACAGTAAACACAATTTCACAAGAAGTAAGAGATATTAAGCAAAATTACTTAACAACGAGTGCATTTTATCGTTCTGGAGTTTTAGCGTTAGTTGTACTTGTTGGGGCGAGTTGGGCCTTATATTCTCATATGGATACAAAATACGAAAATCGATTTTCTGGTATAGATCAAAAGTTTCAATCTGTGGATCAACGATTTGAAAAAGTTGAATCAGCTATCCATTCATTAGATGTTCGATTAACGAAAGTTGAATCTCGCTTAGATAATGTTGAACTTCGATTAACTAATGTAGAGAAAAAGCTTGATACAATTGATGATAAGCTTGATATCTTGATCCAGCAAAAACAAGCAAAAAACAATTAACATTAAACCGCCCTCGTGGCGGCTTTCTTTTATCTCGACGAAATCTATTTCGTTAACATCTATACATAATTTTCACACCATTGCGAAAAAAACCGACCGCACTTCTCTCTTTTCGCCTATTGATTGATTAAAAAACAAGCAATTAAACTATCTCATCAAAAATTTATTCTCTTAAAAATCAATCAAATAATAACAAATTGAAATATACCTCACAAAATAAATCACTTTTTGTTATTGACTTTTAAATTTCAAATCGTGATAATAAACATATCAAAACAAAACACCCACCCGAGCATAAAACGAGTAGCAGAGACGGTGGATTGCTCTTTAACAGATTGAATAACACTCTTTAGCCCTAACAGGTACGCAAGCTAGGCGTGGGTGGCTGAGGCAACAAGCACAATGTTTTCATTGTTTACCGTATTTTCTCTTAATTGGGCCGAAACCGATTCGCCCCTTACAACGTAAGGCAAGATGACGGATTAAGCGGATTATCATATTAAGTGCGGTAAACAATGGAAAAGAGAGAAAGGGGTCAGAAATGGCAAAAATCACAATTTTAGGCAAACCGGGAAAAACTAAACCGCAGGAAATCGGCAAAAAAGGACGACAAGCCAGAATGTTTGAAAAGTCCCGAAAAATGACCGCACTTTGGGAAAAAGCGGTCGTAAAACCAAGTGCGGTTGATACCGCCATCAACTTGGCCCACAGAGACAAAAAACTAATTGATATTGCCAACTACCACTGCGTAAAAGGAAAAGCAACAACAAACACAGTCCGAGCCAAACAGAAAAGACAAATGGGCTGTCGGGAGTTGGTGAGAACTTAAAAGCAATAGTTAAACCAAGTGTTCCGCTAAAGGTCCGGATAAGCAGCTGATTATCAACTTAAGGATAGCTAGGCCATACTTGATTTAACCGTCACCCAAAACCGCTCTCAACTCCGTGCGAAACAATTCGCCCAATCTTCTTGAATCTACTCCACGAGAGCGGTTTTTGATGGTTTAACCATCGTTCCTTAGGTTATTTGCCCACTGTAACAGGTGGGCTTTTTGAAAAGATTTATTATTATGAGTTTTTCAACATTTATTTATTCCTTAGTGTATATTGGTATTGCACTTTTTTGTTTTAAGTGGATTCTAGATTACTTGGATGGAAAAAAATAATTATGATTTAGTCTCTTTTAAAACTTCAGCTATCTTCACTAAATAATCTAGTGACAAAGGCATATTTTCTGTTATTTCATTATTTTTCTCTTTATTTTTATCAAAAGAGGTAAAGGCTAATAAAATAGTTTCAATATTTTCCTTCCCATCTAATTGAATTGCGATATTCAACCCCTGAAGCCTATGTTCAATACTTGTTGCCTCATTTTGAAAATACTTAATTTCATTTAAGTTATATTTATACATTTTAAGGAAAAAGTAAGCAAATGTTTCAATTAGAATCACAATAGATAATCTTGGTAGAAAAGCATATAAAAATTGTGATAAGTCAAAAGTAGGTTCATTATAATTAGGAATAAAGAAAACTAAAAAAGCAATACCAATAACGGCAGTAATAACACCTAATGCTAAATTAAAATTTGCCTTTGCATTCTGTGCTGCTATGGCATTTTGAATTCTCAGAAAAGTCTGATTTGATTGAAATTTACTATACTCCAACATATCCTTACATTTTATCTTCCCTCTTATTTCATCAAGATAATCATCTGTTGCTTCGTTTTGAATTTTTTCTTTTATCTCTTTAATTAAGTCATCTTTTAGTTCAGAATTAAGAGTTGAATCATATCCTAATGTTGAATTTATAATATCTTCCCCTGAAACAATATTATTTTCTCTATTAACATCTAGATAATTAAGAATAAATTTAAAAACTATAGCTAAAATAGATATTAGAAGAATAGAAATTCCTGTAAGAACAGCTATGTCAGAAACTGATTTATCATATAATTTCATTAAGTCAAGAAAAGCTAGAACCATTACAATAATAAAGAAAAGAATTAAAATTATTAATAATAAAGCTCTATATAACCTAGATTTTTTTGCTAATGAAAATAATTCTGCTTGGAAAGACATACTAAAATCCTCTTTTGTTGATGAATATAAATTAAGCACTTACATTCTAGCACAACATCAGAGGATTTTATTATGTAGGATATTGACACCCACCACCCTTTCGGATTAAGATAACCGCACAACAATTCTTCTAGCGGCTATCCGCACCCGACAGCATAGCGGTTTTTTTATGCCTAAAATTTAAATCACCAGATCTGGTGATTTAGGAAAATCCTTAAAACCCCAGATCTGGGGTTTTCAATGGACGGGTCGAGAGAGCCTAATACAATACCTTCGGGAAATAAGCTCCGCCGTCTAGAAGCGGTTGTTGAAGCCCGTTCAACCCTACAAAAGTTGAGCGAATATAAACAAACTTCTAGGGGCATAAAAATGTCAAATTTAACTATTCTTAAAACATCAATCAGTCAATTAGACAACCTTTACAATCTGAAAGATCTACATCGTGTTAGTGGAAATGAAGCTAAACACGAGCCATATCGTTTCGTTCGTTTGGACACAACTCAAGAGCTTATTTCAGAAATCCAAAAAGAAGATCCAGCAGTACAACCGCTAAAAACCCTACGAGGTACACACGGTGGAACCTACGCGTGCGAAGAACTTGTTTTAGCCTATGCGGCTTGGATTAGCCCTAAATTTCATTTAGTCGTATTACGGGCGTTTTTGGCAATGCATAGAAACGAGCCGAAACAGCTTGCCCTACCCGAACCGGAAAAGAAATTCACATTTGAATTTACCGAGTCTGAACTTCAATTGTTATCGTGGATATGGTTTATCGCCCTGCGTGGCACTGAAGCCTGCCGAATGATTTATCCGGCAATGGAAACTATCGGTTCAAAATATTCCGGTGCAATTTACGGGCAAGCCTACGAATATAAGCACACTATTCGGGAAGTGCATAAGCTCCTGAAACGGCTTACAGCCAATTTCCAATACGACTATGAGAGTAATTGGCGAGTGCTAAAACACCTCAACAATTACAACCCAAAATCCAATAACTACCAAGTTATTTAAAACTTAATCAAAACCGACCGCACTTTTCCCCGTGAAAATCGTGTGGCGGTTTCTTGCACCCTAAATTCAGCAAATCGATTAAAAAGGAAACAACATGAACAAACGACAAAAACGAACCGGAAAAAAGAAACCGGAACAACCTGCTATACGTTCCCGCACCATATTTCTCAACGAACCACCAAAAAAGGACACCACTATGCACAAATCAATCTTTGAATTTCTCGCCTTTCTTGGCAAAGGCGCACTTGTTTTACTCGCCACCGCAATCGTAGTGATTGCCATTTTTAGTGTCTCGCAAGCTTGGGGAAATCCGACAGACTGGCACAACCACGACCTCAGCGAGCAAATCAGCCGTGAAACTCGTTGCGAACTTAAAGGTGGCGTATATGAAAATGGAATTTGCCTACCGCCTAATCTCACACCCCAAGCGGAACGGGAACTCCTCCACTACACCGCACAAAAGCAAGTAGAAATTGACCGCACTTTGAGGGTTCAAAAATGAAACACTTTTATTCACCGCTGGAATGTGCCAGCGACCACGATTATGACGACCAGTTCGAGCCGGAATGTGAACAAGAACCGGATATTTACGATTGGCATGATGATGAACCTTGTAATGGTGAGGTGATATGGGAAGTACAGCAATGATTGATTTTAAGTTTTTAAATGAGGAAAAAGCGACAAAACCTCCCCATAAAAGAATTGATTTATCACTTATCCCAACCCCAACTCCCAAAGGAATCATTGAGCTGAAATACCTTCAAGCGGCAGTATTTAAAGGCGTTGAGGTTGGTTATATCGTGAACAGGAAAATCATTGATGAAATGTATGGCTTGAAATGCCAAACCATTCCCGAGTTATTTTAAGGAGCCAAAATGAAACTTTACGAAATCACAGAACAATACGAAAACCTTGCTGAACTACTTAATAACCCTGAATTTGCTGAAAATGCCGATGTTCAAAAGGCATTGGATACAATCCAAGAAGAATTTAATCAAAAAGCCGAACGCGTTGTTCACGTGATTAAAAATGCCGAAGGTGATATTGAGGTGATAGACGCGGAAATCAAACGCCTACAAGCGATGAAAAAACAACGTCAAAACGGTATCGAAAGCATTAAAAATTATCTCAAGTTGAATATGGCAAAAACCGATTCAAAAAGCATTAAATGCCCTTTATTCAGCATTTCCTACCGCGAACAAAAAGAAAGTGCGGTTGAATTAGATGATGATTTATTTCTTGCCAATAATCTTGATGAAGACTTGGTGAATGTGAAAATCACGCCAAATAAAACCGAAATCAAAAAACGCCTTAAAGCCGGTGAAATGGTGATTGGCGCGAAATTAGTTGATTCGCAAATATTGACGATTAAATAAGGAATAGAAATGAGCATAGCAACCTTAATTCTTGGTGAAAGCGGAACCGGTAAATCAACCAGTTTACGCCATCTCGATCCGAAAAAAACATTGTTAATTCAATCCATTCATAAACCCTTACCTTTTCGCCCTAAGGGTTGGCAGATCTTTGATGGTAAAAAAGGCAATATCTTTGTGACAGATAATGCTGATGAGATTTGTCATTACATGGCGAAAACACGGCGTGACATCATTGTGATAGATGATTATCAGTACATTATGGCGAATGAGTTTATGCGCCGGGGTACGGAAAAAGGGTATGACAAATTCACCGATATTGGTGTGAATGCATGGAAAGTTTGTGATTTGGCAACAAAATTACCACCTAATAAACGAGTTTATATTCTCGCACATACTCAAAGTGATGATTTTGGTCGGGTGAAAATCAAGACCATTGGGAAAATGCTTGATGAAAAAATTACATTAGAGGGAATGTTCACCATTTGCCTACGCACACAAGTGAAAGACGGTATGTATCAGTTCACTACGCAAAATAACGGTTCTGATACTGTAAAAAGCCCGATGGGATTATTTAAACATCCTGTCATTGATAATGATTTGGCAGAAATCGATCGCATTATCTGTGATTACTACAGTATTTCGCCTACCGAGCAACAAAGCACAACAGAAAAAACAAGCGAACATCCAACCGAACCAACAGGAGAAAATTAATATGGCCACTATGTTTACTTACAACGAAGAACAAGCCGTAAAAGGCGGGCAATCTAACTTTATCAGTGAAACCGGCGCTTATATCGGTAAAATTATTGCTGCCAAATACACAAAATCACAAGGTGGCGCACAAGCCATTGAGTTTTCAATTGAAACTGATGATGGTCAATTAGGCAACTATCTTTCTGTCTATTATAAAGCCAAAGACGGTAATGACCTTGCAAGTGGCGTGAATATGATTCAGGCTATTATGGGGGTAACCGGTGTAACAGAACTGACAGTAAAACGTCAAGGAGATGATGATATTGCACCGGAACTCACCAATAGACGCATTGGATTATTCCTGCAAAAAGAGTTAATCACTAAAAATGATGGCTCTGACAGTTATCGCTTGCAAATTACTTGCCCATTTAGCCCGGCATCTCGAAAAACACTGGCTGAACATTTAAATGGTGAAGAGCCTAAACGTATTCAATGGTTACTTGAACATACCCAAGATAAAGATAGTCGTGCTAAAAACTCACCGAGCCAAGAACAATATCAAGCGCAACATCAATATTATCAATCCACTACGCCCGCTCCGCAAAATAATAGTGGATTTGATGATGGTATTCCATTCTGAGTTACACCGCCCACTTCCGTGGGCTTTTTTATAGGTAAACAAAAATGACGAAAAAATACGAACTATTGAAAGATGACACCAAAGAATATTTTGGCAGAACGCTATATCGCATTAAAGCCCTAATCTCTTTTGGTGCAGTAGTTGCCGGCGAACTTGGCGGCTATATCGAAGCAGAGAAAAATTTAGATCAATCTGGCAACGCTTGGGTATGTGGCAACGCTGAGGTATATGGCAACGCTTGGGTATCTGGCGACGCTCGGGTATATGGCAACGCTCGGGTATTTGGCAACGCTCGGGTATTTGGCGACGCTCGGGTATATGGCAACGCTCGGGTATTTGGCGACGCTCGGGTATTTGGCGACGCTCGGGTATTTGGCAACGCTGAGGTTAGATCTTGCGCCATTGTTTCCGAGCGAAAAATGATTTTCTGGGCGAGTAATATTGGGTCAGAGAACGGCACGCTTACGGTGTTTAACGGCAAAGACGGATTAATTGTAACACGTGGTTGCTTTACCGGCACTGTCGATGAATTTTTAGCTAAATCGGCGGAAGTGCACGACGAGAAAACCAAGAGGGAGTATCAATTGTTAATCGAAGTGGCGAAGAGCAGAATTTTAGGAGCGGATTAATGAACGAAATGCATATCAGTATAGCTTATTCGTTTTTCTCTGAATTGTTTGGTAAGTACATCCACGACAATTTTAATCACAGAAAACCGAATAGACTGCGAGCCATCGAGCAAGTAAAAAAATACTGGCTACTTTTAGACAGCGAACAACGGGAATTCATCATTAAACAGGCGACAAAACAAGCCCGTTACTATGATGAATTTAAAGGATTGTTGGATTGGATAGAAGTCCGCCGTAATCAACACCAACCGGCGCCACAACCGCTCAATGCGTTTGTTGAGTTGCCGGTAGTTAGTCAAACGCGCTCTTAATTAAGAGCATTTTTTATGAGGAATAAATTATGTTTTGGTTTAAAAATGCCATTATCTATCGCTTAACAAAAGCATTAGATTTTTCAAATCTTGAACACGCATTACAAGAATGTAAATTCGTTGAATGTAGCGCAAATGAGGCGAGTAAATTTGGTTGGACAAATCCGCTTGCAACAAGCGAACAGCTGTTTTTTAACGGCAACGGATATATTTTACTTGTTGCTCAAAAAGAAGAGAAAATCTTGCCGACAAGCGTTATTCAAAAAGAAACTGATTCTCGCATTTCCGCCTTAGAGGAAAAAGAACAGCGAAAACTCAAGAAAACAGAGAAGCAGATAATCAAAGATGATGTCGTTGCAACATTACTTCCCCGTGCATTCAGTAAATATCAGCATATGGCACTTCTAATTGATGTTGCACGTCAACTTATTTATGTTGATACAGCCTCAGCGAAGCGCGCCGAAGATGTGTTGGCTTTGTTGCGTAAATCTCTCGGTTCATTACCTGCTGTTCCGGTTAGCTTTGTGTGTAACCCGGCAGAAACAATGACAAGCTGGATCGGTGGTCGAATGCCGGACTGGTTGATGTTGCAGGAAGAATGCAAATTAAGGTCGATCTATGCTGACGGGCAAGTGATATTTAAACATCAGGACTTAGAAAGCGAAGAGGTTTATGGATTGCTGCGAGCTAAAAATGTTGTCACGAAATTAGCACTAGATTGGGAAGATCACATCAGTTTTGCACTAAGTGAAACCGGCTCGCTTTCTAAAATTAAGTTCGCTGATGTTATTCGGGAGAAAAATGACGACATTCTCAAAGAAGATGTAGCTCAACGCTTTGACGCGGATTTCTTCTTGATGACATCAGAGCTAGGACAGCTTTTCGATAATTTGACGACCGAGTTTTGTGGGCTTAAACAATCAGACGAAGAATAGCAACTTGCTAAAATATTTTGAGTTTAACTAAACCGCTCTTAGGGGCGGTTTTGTTTGGGAAATTTGACAACCGCCCAATCTCGGATTAAGATAACCTCACTATAAGCCGTTTCAAACGGCTTTTTTTATACCTAAAATTTACAGGAGAATAGAAATGAACAAATATGAAGCCTTGGGGCGATATACCGAAACACAAGAAATGCTTGAAAAAGCCAAAAAAGAGCGTGAAATGGTAGTTGATAGTATCTACCATTCAGCGGGAAATTTACAGCGTGATTTAGTCAACGAACGTACTGCAAGAATAAAATTTACCCCTGAAAAGGAGTTAGAAAGAATTAAAATCAGCACAGAGAAGCTTGAACAAATACAACAACAAATTATTGAATTAAGCCAAACACTTAACCATTACGCTGATTTTTGCGACAGACCTAAAATTTAACTTTACACCCACCGCCCTTTGTTCTAGACTATACCTTCTTTCAACAGAAAGTCGGGATTTGCAACCCGAATGTATGGAGCGGTGAAAAATGATAGTCGCTCAAAGCGGCTTTTTTTGTAGCCGAAATCTAGTAAATCAAAACCTTTTTATAAGGTAGGATCAATTTGATCCACCCTTTGAAAGTTGTCAATGATGGGCTAGGTGGTGGGTCGAAAGACCGCCGTTACTCCGTACACGGTATTGCAAACTCCGCCTAGTTCATCACCAACGATTTGCAACGTTCGTGATGAGTTTTAAAACTCAGTTACGGAGAATGTCAAATGACAACTTTAACCTTTCAAAACAAACCTATTTCAGTTACAAATCATCAAGGTCAAATCTGGCTAACTGTTTCAGAGCTTGGCAAAGCATTGGGCTATTCTGATCATAGCAGAAATGTAAAATCTATTTATGAACGCCACCAAGACGAATTCACCCCAAATATGACCGCACTTATTGATATGCGGACAAACGGCGGTGTTCAAAAAGTGCGTATCTTCAGCCTACGAGGTTGCCACCTGATCGGAATGTTAAGCCACACCAAAGTCGCCAAAGAGTTCCGCAAATGGGTGTTGGATATTCTAGACAAAGAAACTGCAGAGCCAAAACAATTAGCGTTACCGGAGCCCGAAAAGAAATTCACCTTTGAGTTTACCGAATATGAACTTGAACAGCTCGTTTGGTTATGGTGCGGGCATAAACAAATGAACGTCCTATTAGGTGATATGATAGAACCCCTCGATGCCATCGGCTCACGCTTTACCGGAATAGTCATCAGTCACCACCACGAGTATCAACGGCAATACAAAGCCACGCTCCCAACCATTCAACGCTTGATTGCCCCGTTTAAGCAATCGGACCGTCTGAATTGGACACGGGCAATCAACCTGATTAAACAATAAAACCCAATCAAAACCGACCGCACTTTTCCCCGTGAAAATCGTGTGGCGGTTTCTTGCACCCAAATTTCAGCAAAAGGAACAGAAAATGCGCATTAAAAGAATAAAGATCGCCCTGCTCGCCTTTGTGTTTATCGGGCTTGCGTGGCATTTAGAACTCGGTAACGATTATGACGGAAGAATGATTCAACCACAAACCATACAGCCTAGCGAAAGCTAGGTTTTTTATTGGAGGCTCAAACTATGAACTGGGATTTAATAGATAACTTGATCATCTCCGTGCTATTTACGATCTACTTAGATCAAATTTACTCTAGATGGGTAAAAACACGAAATAGTGAAGATGAATTCTTTTTCCGTGTAAAAATTTGGCTAATGCTGCGTGGAGTTAAAGATGTTTAAGCAAGAAGTACAAGTCATAAACAACAAGCGATATGTAGTGCTTGAATGCCAATATAGACATATTTGGACTGTGATCCAAGAAACTCATAGAACTGTAACGGAAGAGCAAGCGACCGAGATCGTCAACTATTATCTTAAGTACAAAGACAAGGCACCTGAACAGCTAAAAGTTGTTGAAGTGCCGGATATTTTGAAGTAGTGGAGGAAATTTGTTTCGTTGCTTTATCAAAGGTCATCAATTTTACAAATTAGATGATAACAAAACCCAATGTAAGCGGTGTGGGGAGATTAAATTAATCCCCTGTCATCATAAATTTAAAAATATTGCCACTTGCACGAAAAAAGATGTTTTCGGGCATAGTGGTGTTATATACACACAACGCTGTGAAATCTGTGGCGTAATAATTAAGACAGAAATTAAATATTAGGTAGGGTTAAAAATGATAAACCTCAAAGCGAACAATATCAAATTTCACGAAACTGAAATTTTATGTTTCAAGGGTCATAAAAAATCGTGGAACTTCCGGCAAATGAAAAAGGCTTATAAACGAGCTTTCGCTGAAATGGCAAATCAAAATCAGTGGTTAGCAAATCGTTGGAAGCCTAAACATATCCGCCTTAAGTGGTTGAGATTTGAAGCACAACACGCACGAAAGTTTGAAAAAGTATTATTACGGCTGATGAAATCAAAGTATTTGTAAGTGAGAGAGTATGGAAGAAACCCTAACAATCAAACAGGTTGCTAAATACTTAAACCTTAAAGAAAGAACCGTTCGAAACCATATTTATGATTGGGGATTTTTCAAAATGGCAGGTTCTCGAGTTTGGCGAGTTTATCCATCTGATCTTGTCAAAAATCGTAGAAAAGAAAATAATATGCGCCGTCTATGTGTGCAGGTCGGCGATTCGGAGAAAAGAAAATGTCGATCAGAAAAAACAAATTCGGCGTATGGCAAATCGATTTTACCACGCCGGGCGGCGAGCGAATTCGATGCAGTAGTCAAACGACTGAAAAGAAATTAGCTCAACAGCTCCACGATAAACTTAAGCACGAGGCTTGGCAGGTTGAAAAACTAAATAAAAGACCTGAAAAAACCGTGGAGCAAGCTTTAATTCGCTTTCTTGAAGAGGCGGAAAATCAAAAAGATCTTGATTCTAAAATTCGCCATGCTATGTATTGGCGAGAGGTGATAGGGCATAGATTAATTAGTTCTTTAACAAGCGATGACATTTACAATAATTTGCCGACCCATATTACTAAAAGTGGCAAAAAGTTGTCCCCGGCAACGCAGAATCGATACCGGACATCAATAATGCGTGCTCTCAATTTAGCAAAACAGGCCGGTTGGGTTGATTCAATTCCACACGTAACGAAAAATGCAGAGCCTAAAAAACGTATCCGATGGATCACGAAAGACGAAGCAGAACGGTTACTGAGTTGTATAACTCTTGAATGGTTAAAAGATGTGACACTATTTGCATTACTTACCGGCGCAAGGATGACTGAAATTCTTACAATGACATGGGATAAAATCAACTTTGAACAGTCTATTGCTATTGTGAGCGGAGATATAGCAAAATCCGGTCATGCGAGGGCATTGCCACTCGGAAAAGAAGCGATTGGATTACTCCGTAAACGAGAAGCAATGAGGGTTTCACAATACATTTTTCACCGTGGCAAAGGTAAGCTCATTTCTGAAATAGATCGTGAATCTTTTTATCGGGCCACCGAAAAAGCTAATATTCAGGATTTTCGATTTCATGATTTGAGGCACACTTGGGCGAGTTGGCATGTCCAGAGCGGTACGCCTTTAATGGTTCTAAAAGAGCTAGGTGGGTGGGAAACGATTGAGATGGTGCAGAAGTATGCACACTTGAGTGCCGACCATTTACTGGAATATACAAATCACGTCAAACTTACGTCAAATTCATTTTTTATCAATCAAAATAGAGTAGCGGAGAACGACGAACAGGAGGATATAAGAGAAAATAAAAAAGCCGTAAGTTACTGA